GTTTGCACAAAAAAACAGATGTTGAATGTAGGTTCTACAATGCAATATTTTTCAGCATATGAAGACCTAATGTCTATGCAAGGTTCTATTTACTCCCTGTATGTACTTGGAGCAAATATGACAACCATTTCAAACATGTTTTACATGTGTAGCACATTAATAAAAATTGTTTATAGAGTAGACATAAAAGAGCCTTTCGGGTTTGAAAATCCATATTGGGGTAGCCCTGAGTTGACTTTGTCATTCTGGATGTTACCTGAAGCAATAAGATACACTGGTTTTTCTGGAAAAGAAAGATTATTAGCTTTGTTCGAAGTGAATAGAGTTAAAGATGATGACACAAGAATAGAATTACTTGATTTGTATAGGAATATGTCTGTGTTTTTAATAGACAATGGTGAATATGTTAAGACGTCTAAAATAGATGTAGAAACAAAGGAGACTAAGGCTGTTACTACCAATAGAATCCACCTCTTTATACTAACTTTAAATAAGTTAAAGACGAAAGAAGTATTTTTTAATGTTTTAAAGAGGAATGCAGATGCATTCATAAAAAACATAGTAAAAGACGTAGAATCACTGATCAGATATCAGTTGAATCTGAAGAGGATACTCGAATTATGTTATTATTTAAGACAAATTAGTGAAAGCCCTTTCATGAAAAAAGACGAACTAGAAGTTTACAAAAAGTACGGAGCCACTGCTAATGAAAAGATCAATGATTCCATAAAGAAAGGAACTGACCTTAAAGAAAGCGGAAGTTACATAGTTAAAGAATTGACTAGTGAATTAAAGATATTTATAATAATAAATTATCCAAAAAATTACATTAAAACTTTGACATTTTTAAACAAATACCTTAGTCGTGGATTCCAATTGACTTACAATAAGCTAAGTAGAGCCTCTCAAATCAAGAGTAGGTTAGGTTTTAAAAAGAGAAAAAACTTGAACTTTTTTTCTCGTTTAGTTAATCCAGAAGTCTTTGGGTTTGACCCAATGAATTTGAATAATAGTGAAATATGTGAAATAGTAAGATCATACTGTAAGAGTACGAAATTTGAAGATATGAGTCAAATTTCTAGAAATACAGTACAATTGGAAATAGAATTCAATAGAGAAAGGATAGAATTTTATACCAATTTGGCCATTAGCGGGATAATTGAGTCTAAGATGGCTATGAAAAATTTTGAACTCGAAAAAGAATGGACTGATGTCAATAGTGTTTTGAGTACAAATTTGTTTTACTTCCAAATACAAGATATATTGTCATATGTAATTGAAGTATTGATAAACAATGTGAAGAACCCTGTAATATTCGTTGTGAAACCTGAATATTCAACTTTAAAAACTTTTGTTGAAGAGGCTAATTTCATTTATAGAATGCTATTGGCATATAGTTTTGACAACAAATCCATCATTGCCAATTACAATAGCATAAGCCAAACATTAGATACAAATAAATCTCCAAGAACAATGAGACTTATGAGTGATAAAAGTATTATGAGTCAAACAAAGTTTAAT